GGCGGTGGCCCGAAGAACAAGGCTGAGCGAGAACTGAAGATTCAGTCTGGGTGGCAGCCGTACTCGATCCGCATCGGTGATACCTACTACAGCTACCGCCGTCTTGATCCGTTCTCGTCCATGCTGGGTCTGGTCACGGACATCGTGGAAGGCTACCAGTACGCCGACGATCGCAGCATCCCCCTGCTGGATGCGGCTTTGAATGCCTCGATCCTGTCGGTGGCCCGCAACCTCACGAACAAGTCCTACCTGACGGGCATCACGAACGTCTCCAACGCCCTGTCGAACCCGGAGCAGTTCGGTCAGATGCTGGCCAACCAGTACGTGGGATCCATGGTCCCCTATAGTTCGGCCCTGAGTCAGTCCGTGTTCTCAGTCTCGGGTGACCCCATCGCCCGTGACGTGCGAACGCTGGTGGATGCAGTCCGCGCCAAGATCCCCTACATTGCCGAGGGCGTGGCCCCGAAGCGCAACATCCTTGGTGAAGTCATCGAGACGCCTAACCGAGGTGTCCGTGGGCTGGCCTTGCTGAACCCGGTGTCGTACACGGATGTCACCGACGACAAGATCCTTCAGGAGTTCGACCTGCTGGGCCACGGCTTCACGCCACCCAAGGAGCAGCGTGGGGCTCTGGATCTGACCACCTTCAAGACCACCGGAGGCCAGCAGGCCTATGACCGCTGGCTGGAGCTGCACGGCCAGGTCAAGATCGGTGGCAAGACCCTCCGGCAGGCGCTGACCAAGATGATTGGATCCCGTGACTACCAGAAGCTCAGCCCGGCCTCCACGGATGATTACGACTCTCCGCGTATTCGGCAGATCCGAACCACGATCTCCAAGTACCGTGAAGAGGCTTACAAGCAGCTGCTCAAGGAATCCCCTGAGCTGCGCCAGGCGTCTCGCATTGATTTCGCAAACAAGCAAGCTCTGCGGATGGGCCGCAGCGTTCAGGAACTCATTGATCTCGGAAACCGATAACCATGGCATATTCCTACCAAAATTTCACCGGAACTGGCTCTCAGGCCACATTCACCTTTGCCAACATTGATGGGTTTTTGGACGTTGGTGATTTGTATGTTTATGTGGATTCTGTTTTGAAGACCAGTGGAACCCACTACAACATCAATGGGTCGGCTAAAACCGTGACCTTTACAGCCGGTAATATCCCAGTCGCGGGGGCGAACATCAAAGTCCTTCGTGTAACCCCGAAGGGTGTTGCAGATCGTCCTGTGGACTTTACCGATGGGTCGGTTCTTACCGCATACGACCTTGACACGTCGGCCCTCCAACTTCTCTATATCGCCCAAGAGGCTGCGGATGGCGGTTCAGAGGCCATGGGGCCAACCCAAACCGGAACAGCTTGGGATGCCGGATCAAAGAGACTGACCAATGTGTCGAATCCTTTGGAATCGCAGGATGCTGTCACAAAGGTTTATGTCGATCAGCTCGCGCTCTACGGCGGTGTGTCGTCTAACCCACAGTCTTGGACACTGACTGCCGTAAACAATCAGCAGCAGTACACACTGCCAAGCCCGGCACCGCTGAACCTGAATAAGGAGTTCTTTATTGTCATGGTCGGCGGCGTGGTTCAGCCGACTGATAACTACTCATTCACGGTTTCCGGTTCCAACTATTATCTGAACTTCCCCGCAGCTGTTGCGGCAGCTATTGACGTTCCCGGAACCGGTACTGTCAAGATCATCATCAGAAATTTTGGAACTACGCGTGTTGCTAACACTGGTAGTGTTGGAACGTCGGCATTGTCTGATGAAGCTGTCACCAGCGCTAAGATTGCAGCCGGTGCAGTCAATACTGCGGCTCTTGGAGCATCCTCCGTCACTGCAGAAAAGATTTCTGCAAATGCGATTGAGACAGCAAAAATTGCAGATGATGCTGTGACCGCAGCAAAGATTGCTGCAGATGCTGTTGGATCTTCGGAGATTGTGGATGGCGCAGTTACTGCATCAAAACTTGCGGCTGGATCCGTTGTCTCATCTCTTGGGTACACCCCCATCGGAACCACGGGAACTTACAGCTCACTCAGTGGTAACTACACAGTTACCAGTGGAACACTCACTGTTCCAAACCCAACTGAGGGTGGCCACGCTACAAATAAAACATATGTTGATACTGTAGCAACCCCACTCACTCCCAGTTATCTTGATTATGGAACTCTCGTCGGTTCTGGCACAGTAACCCGAACAGTCACTGTAGCAAACCTCTCACTCGGTAGAGTCTATGTATATCGAGCTAAATCCGCCGGTGCTGCATCAACCCACAATGTCAACTTTGTGTTGGGCAGTGGAGAATCAATCATCGCGTCATCCTTTGGTCCAGTCCCCGTCGGTGGGGTAACCCCATGGATAAATTCCAATATTTACTTGTCATCTGGAACATTCATTGTACTGAATGCCACCGGCGGCCAAGAAATGGTTGTCCATGTTGTCAGAGTTCGTTAACCCCTAAATAAAACACTAACCATGCCTGAATCTCTGGAAACAATCCATCCAACCCAAGTATCCGGTGTCCTGCTTTCAGTCAATAACCTGTCAGAGATCTCCTCCGCGGCGGCCAAAGAAACCGCCATGGGTAACCTGAAGATGGACAACGCGGTTCCCATCGGAGTCGTGTTCCCGTTCGCTGGAACCGCTGCTCCCAACGGATGGATTCTGTGCGATGGGCGCTCTCTGTCCACCACCACCTACGCTACCCTGTTTGCATCCATCGGTTACGCCTATGGTGGATCCGGTGCTAACTTCAATGTCCCCGACCTGCGGGGCCGTGTGGTGGCTGGTCGAGACATTGATCAGGGTGGCTATGGAAACCGACTGTCGTCCACCCACTTCGGGTCCAACGGTCGAACCTCTGGTCAGACCGGAGGCTCAGAGGGCCAGACGCTGACGGAAGCCCAGATGGCTGCCCACAGCCACTTCGTTGCGAACACCGATTCGACCACGAGCGCTGCCCCCAGTCTGTCCAACACTCAGTATGTGGCCGTCCACAACAGCCATACTGGTGGATCTACAGCAGACAGCTACGACCTCCATGGCACCGCCACGGCGGCCACAGTCGGTCTGTCGTCCTCCACGGGTTCAGGCTCGGCCCACAACAATGTGCAGCCGACGATCATCCTGAACTACATCATCAAGGCTCGCTTCGATGCGACGGTGGCAGTCCCGTGAGCTCCTCTGAAGAAACCCTGTTCCTGACCTTGGGACGGTTGGAGGGCAAGGTGGACACCCTGCTTACCCTACAGAAGGTTCAGGAGGAACAGATCAAGGAGCATGACCAGCGGCTCCGCAGCCTTGAGCATTCCAAGGCTTTCCTTATGGGTATTTCAGCTGTCATCGGGGCAAGTGTCTCGATCGCGTTCAACCTTCTCACTAAACTCTCTCATTGAGGATTCAACATGCTTGTTCGTATTCCGATTGATGGTGGCACTGGTGGCAATGGCAACGGTATCGCAGCAAACGCTACCGTAAATAGTGCAGTATTCTCCCCCTCATTCCGATTCGATGAGGATGGGGTTATGCAGGTTGACATCATCAGCGGAAGCGCGACCGTCAAGCTGCAGGGCCGACTGTCCAGCACTGCACCGTGGTTTGATGTTGTCCTGAATACCAGCAATGCAACCACGGCCACCGCTGACGGATACTTCTTGGTCCCCCTGTTCCCTGAGATGCGGGTGAACGTCGTGGCTGGTGCTTCGGGTGCGACCCTGAGTGTCTGGGTTGGAGACTGATTATGACTGCTGAGAAGAAGCTTCTTGAGGACCTGCACACGGCTGTTGTGAAGAACCTGCTGGAGAAGATCCACTCAGGTACCGCCACGGCTGCTGACCTGGGCGTGGCCCGGCAGTTCCTCAAGGACAATGGCATTGACATTGCAGCCAAGTCCGGGAGCCCGATCCTGAAGCTTCACGAGGCCATGCCCTTCGATCCGGCTCAAGACGAGGACCTAAAGTTTGGAACTTGACCCACGGCTAAAAGACTTCCGTAACTTCCTGCACATGGTGTGGAAGCACTTGGGTTTGCCCAAGCCCACCCCGGTGCAGTACGACATTGCCAAGTACCTCCAGGTTGGGCCGCGTCGTGCCGTTGTGGAAGCCTTCCGTGGTGTCGGTAAGTCCTATGTGACTTCCGCCTTTGTGTGCCATCAGTTGCTCTTGGATCCCTCCAAGAACATCCTGGTGGTCTCTGCCAGCAAGCAGCGTGCGGACGACTTCAGCACCTTTACCCTGCGTCTGATCGAGGACATGCCGATCCTGGCCCACCTCAGGCCCAAGGAGAACCAGCGGTACTCCAAGGTCTCCTTCGATGTCGGCCCAGCCCCGGCTCAGCACGCACCGTCAGTGACCTCCAAGGGCATCACCTCACAGATCACCGGCAGCCGTGCTGACCTGATCGTGGCGGACGATATCGAGGTTCAGAACAACTCGATGACCCAGGCCATGCGTGAGAAGCTGGCCGAGAGCATCAAGGAGTTCGATGCAGTCCTGAAGCCCAACGGCCGCGTGATCTATCTGGGGACTCCCCAAACCGAGAACTCGATCTACAACCTACTGGCTGACCGTGGGTACGAGATCCGGATCTGGCCTGCTCGTGGGCCTGATGAGAAGCAGCGAGTCGCCTATGGCGAACGCCTGGCACCTATGGTGCGGGAACTAAAGTCTGGTCAGCCGGTCGATCCGGATCGCTTTGATGAGACCGAGCTGATCGAGCGAGAGCTGTCCTTTGGCCGCTCTGGGTTCGCCCTTCAGTTCATGCTGGACACCTCGCTCAGCGATGCCGATAGGTTCCCCCTGAAGATCAATGATCTGATCGTCATGGACCTGAACGCTGAGCTGGCTCCTGAGAAGCTGGTGTGGGGCTCCATGACCGACCTGGCCCACAAGGACTTGCTGTGTGTGGGGTTCAACGGGGACCGGTTCTTCCGGCCCCTGTCGATTGTGGGAGACTGGGTGCCCTATATGGGCTCCGTGATGGCCATTGACCCCTCAGGTCGTGGTAGCGACGAGACGGCCTATGCGGTCACCAAGATGCTCAATGGCACGATCTTTGTGCCAGCTGCGGGGGGCATCCCAGGTGGCTATGGGCCAGATACCCTGGCCGCCTTGGCGCAGATCGCCAAGAAGCACAAGGTGAACCACATCATCATCGAATCTAACTTTGGTGACGGCATGTTCACGGAGCTGTTGAAGCCTGTGCTGGCCAAGATCCACCCCTGTGCTGTCGAGGAAGTTCGTCACTCCACACAAAAGGAGCGCCGGATCATCGACACCTTGGAGCCGGTCATGAACCAGCACAAGTTGGTGTTCGATACTGGGGTCATCCGGAACGACGTTATCAGCACTCGGGAGATGCCCAGCGAAAAGGCTCTGCAGTATCAGCTGATGTACCAGCTTAGTCGGGTTACCCGATCAAAGGGTGCCCTAGCCCACGATGACCGTCTGGACGCCTTGGCAATGGGGGTGGGGTACTGGGCAGAGCGAATGGCTCAGGATGTCGATAAGCGGATGTCTGAGCGACGGACTAGGGTTCTTGAAAAAGAGCTGAAGAAGTTCATGAAACATGTTGTCGGCAGGCCAATCAAGCCGCACACTTGGATGTGATCCACCTTATGGAAACTAAGGAGAAATTGAATGCGTAAACTTACAAGAACTGACCGACATGCCAACAGCTCTAGGCGGGCCTATAGGCATTTTAGGGGTGGCAGTGACGGCTCCACGCTGTCTCTCGACTTCACCACGATGAGCAGCCTCGACTCGCGGTTTACTTTCAGCCGATCCAGTGTCTCAACTTATGTTTCCGGCCTGCCATTCAACCAGAACTTGGTTGACTACAGTGAAACATTCGATGGGTGGTTTACAGACGGCGTCGGTAGCATTAACGAAACGTTAGAAAAAAACCCAAACAACTCGGGGTTTGCTTACGGTTTTATTGAATCGACTTCTGTAAGCAATCACAGATTTGGTAGGACTGGTCTTGTAATTGGAGCGTCGCAGGCAGTAACTATTTCGGCGTATGTAAAAGCCGGACTCCGAACTTTGGTTACCCTTGGCAACAACCAACTTTCTAACTCTACTGTTACATTCCAACTTACTGGGAATGGTAGTTTTGGAACCTTACCAGCCAATGTTACCTCTGCTGGAATCTCGCACGTGGGTAATGGTTGGTATAGATGCCATGTTGTTACGTTGGCAAAAACAGATGGCACACTTACACCAATTATCTATGCCGCAACGGGAACGCTTTCGAGTACTGTCCTTTCTTATCAGGGTGTGGACGAGGACTATGCTTTGTATGTGTGGGGCGTTCAAGCAACGACAGGGACAGAACTTCTTCCCTACCTGAAAACGACAACGCAGTCTTTGTCTCAAGGACCTATTCGCTTTGCAGACCACAATATGATTCTGCGCAGCGAAGAGTTGGACAACACCACGTCTTGGGTAAGTACCATTGGTGGAACTGGAGTTACCCCAGTCCGCACGGCAAACAATGCCACGGCCCCAGACGGCACAGCTACAGCAGATACGATTACATTCAATACGGCTGCTGGAACTACCTCCAGTGATTTTTCTTTGATCGCACAGACTTTCACGCTTGGGTACACAGGAGTTCCAGTCACTGTTTCATTTTGGATTCGTGGTACTGTAGGGGGGGAAGTTATTCTGACTCGTTGGAGTGTTGCTGGTTCAAACTTCACAAAAATCACTGCAACTACCCAATGGCAACGAGTGTCCTTTACACAGACTGCAACGAGTGGTGGCGACGTGCAAATTGGAATTCGCCAAAATATCAGTGGTCACGGCATAATCAACGCATCAGCAACGGTTGAACTTTGGGGTGTGCAGGTAAACCACGGATCTATCCCGCTTGGTTACAAAAGAACTACCAACGCAGCGGACTACTCAACTCCCCGCTTCGACTACGACCCGACTACGCTCGCTCCTCGCGGACTGCTGATTGAGGGCAGCGCGACGAATCTGTGCTTGCAGAGCGCAGCAGTAAGAAGTTCCGGATGGACACCGGTTGGTTTGACGACTCAAGGTCCATCAATTCCTGCACCAGACGGAACTAGTTCTGGAGTAGAGGTGGTTCCATCAAACGGAACTGTCGCTGGTAATGCGTATTCTGTTCAAAGTGTTACCGCTTCTGCTTCAACTTCGTACACATTGTCCGTTTGGATCAAGCCCATTGGTACCGCATTCAATACGCGGATTCGGCTGACTTCGCTACCTGGTGGAACCGACGCAATTACAGCCACAATAAACAATGCAAACGGAACGATTGCAAGTCTCGGTACGGGAACGAGTTGGACTTCTGTATCTGCAACATCAACACCTTATCCCAATGGGTGGTATCGAATTGCCCTGACTGGAACTACGCCATCTGGAACGACACAACTTCAAATGGTATTACTCTTTAGCGGAACGGGTGATGGAACAACTGGAGCGTATTTCTGGGGCGCACAACTGGAGGCGGGCTCCGGCGCATCGTCGTACATCCCCACCGGCTCAAGCACCGTGCAGCGGGCGGCTGATTCGTGCAGCATTGCAATGTCATCGTTTGCGTTTTCTCAATTTGGTGGGACTTTCTTTGTTAGGGCTGACCGCGGAAATTTTGGTGTTGGTGGAGAACGGTCAGTAATCGCAACACCTTATGGAAGTGGTTTGTGGCTTGGTGTTTTTACGCCAAACGCTTCATCTGTTGTGTATCTGATGGATTGGAATACAACCTCTTTGACTAGAGGATTTGGATCTACGCAAAACAAAATTGCTTACTCATATGGGCAGACAACAGGGAGCGGCGCAACACTTCAATTACCTGTTTCTTTGGCTGTGAATGGGTCTGATGCTGCTACGGGAACATTTGGTAATGGAACATCAAATGGCGCAAATGTTGCAAATCCGGCAAATCTGCTTTCGAGTCCACTTACTCTTGGTGCGGTAGCCGTATCGCCTCCATACACGACATCAACTGGTGCTTGGTTGAATAACTGCATTCAGCAACTGAAATACTGGCCTACTCGTCTTTCTGACGCACAACTCAAGAGCCTTACACAATGATCGACTACTACCTACGCGCAAACACCGAAGCCGCCATGAAGAACTCGTTTCTCGCGGCAGGCATCGAAGTCACAGGCCTCGACGGCGAGGTGGTGGACTTCAACGGAATCAGGCTTGACATCGGATGGCTCGGCCCCGTCTCGCGGCCTGACCCAAACGATCCCGAAGGCCCGCCAATCGTTGACAGCCGATACCACGCGAACCTTCGGGTGAGCGGAGAACTTCCCGCCGGTGTGCTGGCGGAACTGCCGATCCTAGAGCCGGGGCCGAGTAATCCAATGAGGGTATGGGGATGAAGTACAAAGACACCAAAAACAAGAAGAACTACAAGCAGTGGAAGTCTGATCTGCTGGATGTCAAGAAGCCGCCTGTCGGTGGTGGACGACGTGCAAACCGTCCTCGACGGTATCGGGAATACCCCAGCATTCCTCCTGGAGGCGGTGGTGGTGGCGGAGGTGGTGGTGGTCTTCCCCCTGTCGGAGGTGAAGAGAATTGAACCTGAAAATCGGTGTCATCCATGTACCGGTACTGACCGAGCCCATTGCGGGAGACGAGGCAGACGAGGTGGTGCTGGGGGAGTACACCGCTGGCCCCAACCCGTGCATCCGCCTTCACCCCGCCCTAAAGGGGCCTGAGCTGTCAGCCACACTGATGCACGAGGTTCTGCATGCGATTGCCGACCTGTACGGGCTCGATGACGTCCTCAAGGAACGCGAGGTGCGTATCTTGGAGATGGCCATCTGCACTTTCGTGAAAGATAATCCCCAGGCCATTGCCCAGATCCTGGGAGACCTGGTAGAATCCGCTCGGTGATTCTCCATGGCCCCTGTTAGGGTAACTCCCAGCAGGGGCTTTTACATTTCTACTGTCGGTGGACGACCCTTGATCTAAGAACGACGTAGGCCACTAAATGCCTTGCGTAAGATCTCCCCAGGGGAGCATGGGGGTAAGTCTAGTAAGACCCCCAGGGCCCACCACAGGTAGACGCTATTGGTCTAATAGACGCCATTAGGCTGACCTTAGGGTAAGGGATACTAGATGCTATACTTGTAGATAACTCTAGTATCTACAGTCCTAGGATAACTCCTGTTATAGGGATAGGTATAGGAGGGTATATGAGAGTAAACCTTTCGATCAAACGAGGGGAAAAGCTTCCGGTTAGCCGTGGGGCTGGTCTTACAGCTAAGGGTAGGGCCAAGTACAACAGGGCTACTGGGAGTAATCTTCAGGCTCCTACCAAGGACAAGAACAATCCACGACACAAGAGCTTCTGTGCCCGAAGCCGGTCTTGGAAGGGTGAACGGGGTATGGCGGCACGTCGAAGGTGGGGGTGCTGAATGAAGAACTCTCTGGTTGGGAACATCAATCGCCGTCGTCGCCTGGGGATCTCCCGTGACAAGGACGATTCGACTGTCAGCCATGAGTCT